GAAAACAAAAATTAAAAGATCTTGGTTTAGATGATGATGAGATAAAAGCATTGATGGGGGTATAATATGTCCCTTAAATTTGCTAACAACAACTCCTTATCAGCAATAGATACCAAACCAAGCGGTTTATCTGGCGGATCCTTAGCACTATTATCCACACAGACTGCCTCAAGTAGTTCTACAATATCTTTTACAAGTGGTATAGATTCCACTTATAAAGAATATATTTTTAAGTTTATAAATATACACCCATCAGCAGAAAGCAGATTTGTTTTTCAAACATCAACTGATGGTGGCTCAAGTTATGGTGTCACTGCTACTACAACTTTTTTTCAAGCATACCACAGAGAAGATACAGGAGATACAAGTTTAAATTATACTACGGGAGAAGATTTTGCACAATCAACTGACTTTATTCATTTTGGAGAACAAGTTGATCCTAGCAGTAATGACCACAGTAGTTGTGGTTTTTTACAATTATTTGAACCATCATCAACTACTTTTGTAAAACATTTTTTATCAAGACAGAATCAAAATTATGTTTCTAATTACTGTAATAGTCCGTTTGTTGCTGGATATTTTAATACAACATCAGCTATAAATGCAGTTCAATTTAAATTTGAAAGTGGTACTATAGATGCTGGAACAATAAAAATGTATGGAGTTTCTTGATGTCCATAGTTAAATACAACAACAATAGCATAAGTGATATAACCTCTGCTGCCTCAATACCAAGTGGAGTTATGACACATATCAAGACTTTGACCGCTAGTTCCTCCTCTAGTCTGTCTTTTGTAGATGGTAGTTCGGATGTGGTATTGGATAGTACATATCCCATATATTTATTTAAAATAATTAATTGTCATCCAGCCTCTAATGACATTTCTTTTCAATTTCAAGGAAGCACAAATACAGGTTCATCTTATGGGGTAACAATAACATCAAGTCATTTTAGAGCTACACATGGGGAAGATGGTTCATCAGGTGGTTTAGCTTATATTACTGGTGGAGATTTAGCACAGTCGACATCGTATCAACTATTAGGTGGTAGTATAGGTAGTGATGCT